TAGGGAACTTCGCTGTGTTGATGGTAAGATCCTTTGGAAAGAAAAAGATTATAGTAAATCGAAGTATGAAGATTGCCCTTGGGAACGTGAGGCATATGATATGGAAAGTAAACTTGCTGAAGATTGTATTGTGGAATTAGAATTATGTTTTTAGAATATTGGATGTTATTTATACTGTTTGCTTTTTTCATAGTAAGTATGCATCGCTATCAAACTCAAGCGTATAGTCAAGGGATGAAGAATGGTATCGAAGTATCGGTACAAACTATATTACAACAGTTACACAAGTCTGGAGTTGTAGAATTGATAGAGATGGAAGATGGCTCTGTCCATATAATCCCAGGAACTAATGATGAAGGAAATAGAATACAGGATATAGTGTAATGAAATTAAATCATGAAATGAAAAAATCTGATTCAAGTTATGTCGGCTCTTACAGAAAGAGCGAGATTGAAAAGGTTGCTGAAGTATTCGATATGGTATCTCGTTTAAATCGTGAAATAGAATTGGCTGGCTACAAAGCACCAAACCCTAAAGTAAGGACTGTCGAGAAGAAAGGATACAAGCACCTATTCATTGATTAAACTAATTGTTCTCTCTTGTGGCAAATCTCTCTCTCTCTCACTCAATAATTTGCCACAAACCCTATAGACCCCCTTAATTGGGGGTTTATTTTATTATAAATAGATGTATAATTTACTTTAGGATTCATACACACAATGTTGAGATTTAAAGAATATCAAGAGATAAACGAAGGACTCGTGGATTCCTTGCGATCTCTGAGTAAAAAAATCAAGAAAGCTGTGCGGACTATTTCTAAGTCTGTAAAAAAAGCCTTTGGTAAACTTGGATTCGGTAAAACTGCTAAAATAAAGTTGAATTATGCTACTGATGGGCAACCATTAAACGAAGCAAAGACCGATAAGGTAGATCTAAAATCCCGAATGGGATACTATTCAGAGTTTTGTACTGCTTATGAATTGGCATTACTAATCGCTAATGCTGGTGGCAGTATGCGTGGTATGACAGTACAACAACTCAAATCTCATAAAGACAAATACAAAAAAGATAAACTACTTGCCAAAGGTTTAAACTTCGGAACCAATATTTCTAAAGTAAAGTCTGAAGCACAACGCATGGAAGAGTCAGGTGCAGCAATGGGTGCTAGTATATGGAACGATATACAGACCAGCGTTGAAGACTTAGAGTTTACAGAGTTTGAAGTTAGACTTACAGGTGAGTCGGGTAAAGGTATCACAAAAGCTGATATTGAATTAATCGCATATAAGAAAAAGACTAACGAAGTGATTGACCATATAGAAGCATCTTTGAAAGCATATAAGAATTGGAACATAAATGTTTCTAATTCTACTTTCACTAGCTGGGTGATTAACCTTATAGATCCAGCTATCGGTGGCTTCCAAACTAAGAAGTCAGTCAAAGCAAAGGTCGACGAGTTTATAAAGAAGTATGGCTTACGAGATCAAATGATGCGTATAGCTGATCTTCAGGCTGGTCCAGATTCCCCCGCAAAGTTGAAGTCCGAAATAGGTAGACCTGCAGCCAAGGAAATCTTAGATGACAGGGGAGTCTATATTGAAGTCCGTAACCTTATGATTGATGTTTTTGAAAAACAATATAAGAAAAACAAAGCACAGATAAACGAAAACATGATTAAGCTACTAGGGTTTGATGGTGCGGACACTCTGTACCTTTCGGTACAGTCAAAGGCTGGTAAGGATGTAAAAGTTCTTTCTAGTCGCCAGAGTAAAGAGTTTAATAAGATCTTAGACAGTATGAAGAAAGACTTCGACATTGAGTTTGAGAAAGACGATAGCAAAGTGAATACTGGAGTTACATTTAAAAGCGGTGATACAGTTTTGTTTAAATCTAATTTCGGTTTTAGAGACTTAGATAAGGTTTCTCAATTTGTAAACTTTAAAGGATGGATGTAATGCTATCGTTTAATAAGTTCTTGACCGAACAAAAAAATACACATATGGAGCATCTTGAAGATGCTGTTTTGAATGGAGGAGTTATTGGTGCGAGACAAGCTATTAATGTTCTTAGATCTATGCGTGACATGTTATCTGGCAGTTCTAGTCGGGGCGTGTCTACTACTGTTAAGTGGGATGGTGCTCCTGCTATCTTTGCTGGTCAAGATCCGTCAGATGGTAAATTCTTCGTGGCTAAAAAAGGTGTTTTTGCCAAGAATCCAAAAATCTATAAAACGAATGCGGAAGTAGATGCCGATACTAGCGGTGAATTGGCAGATAAATTGAAACTTGCTCTGAAGTATTTACCAGAGTTGGGCATTACTGGCGTGATTCAGGGAGACTTCTTATACAGTAAGAGCGACCTAAAGAGCGAAACCTACGAAGGCGAGAAAGTTATTACCTTCCACCCGAATACAATTGTATATGCTGTACCAGCTAATTCAGACATGGCGAAAGCTATCAAGGCATCTAAGATGGGTGTAGTCTGGCATACAACGTACTCTGGTTCTTCTTTTGAGACTATGAAAGCGTCATTTGGTAAAAGCATTTCAAGTGGTCTTAAGAAGTCTAAGAACGTTTGGTTTGTTGATCCAGAGTTTACTGATATTTCTGGTAAAGCTACATTTACCGAGAAAGAGACAAAAGAAGTTACTAAGTATATATCTAATGCTGGTAAATTATTTAAGAAGATAGACTCTAAGACACTTAATGCTATCTCTAACAACCCTGAATTGCTTAGATTGACCAAAGTACATTTCAATACTAAGGTCAGGGCTGGGCAAAAGGTTAAGAATACGAAATCTCATGTGCGTGATCTAATTAGGTATATCAATGGTCACTTCGAGAAAGAAGCAGATAAGCGTAAGACAGCAAAAGGTAAAAAGGTTCAAACAGATAAGCGTGATGATGTTTTAAAGTTCTTCTTGACAGGTAACTCGAAGAACCTAGAAGTTATCTTTGATCTAATGAACCAATTGATTGATGCTAAAGAAATGATCATCCAAAAGATGGATCAAGCAAGTAGTATCGGTACATTACTAAGAACAAAAGACGGATTCATTGTAACTGCTCCAGAGGGTTATGTTGCTATCGATAATGACGGCAGTGCACTTAAACTGGTCAATAGAATGAAATTCAGTCATGCTAATTTTTCTAATGATTACATCAAAGGTTGGGACAAGTAATCTTATAAATAGTAATAGATTAAACTAAGGGAACAATGAAATGTACAGCTTTAAAGATTTGGTAGTGGCTAGTGATCCACGTATGGGAGATGATGAGTGGCTAGAGTACATGAAACAGAGACGCAGAAAGTCTGCTGGAGATTCTATTGATGAAGAAGAAGTAGAAGCTCAAGAAGCACTTGACATGAAGGCAAGACGTAAATTGTCTCAAGCAATGCGTAAGAACAAAGCCAAAATCAAAAGAGCCAAAGAGATCGCTTCCAAGAAGAAGGCAACTAAAGGCACTCTAGAAAAGAGAGCCCAGAAGCAAGCCGTCGAAATAGTTAAGAAGAAAATTGCGCAAGGTAAAGACATCAAAAAGATGAGCTTTGCTGCACGCCAACAGCTTGATGATAAAGTTAAGAAGAAGCAAGGTCTGGTCAAGAAACTAGCTAAGAGACTATTGAAGAAAGTTAAGACGGATGAAAAAGATCGTCTAACCAAAAAATCTGAGAACGGATAATATGAAGTCTTTTAGACAATATGTTACTGAAGAAGTAAAGGAAGCAGTGTTCACCTTTGGTCGGTTTAACCCACCGACTACAGGACACGAGAAACTACTTGATGCCGTTGCTAAAGTTGCGGGTAGAAACAAGTATTTTGTGTATGCTTCTCATTCTAACGATGCTAAAAAGAATCCTCTTGATTACAAAAGTAAAATCAAGTTTATGCGGAAGATATTCCCACGTCACGCTAGGAATATCATACTAGATGCTAAAGCAAGAACAGTATTTGACATTGTAGTTAAGTTATATGACCAAGGGTTCAACCGAGTTACTATGGTTGTAGGATCAGATCGTGTTAAACAGTTCCAAGACCTGATCAACCGTTACAATGACGTTAAAGGTCGTCATGGTTACTATAACTTTGACGAGATAAACATTGTATCTGCAGGCGAGCGTGATCCCGATGCGGATGACGTATCAGGTATGTCGGCATCTAAAATGCGTGCTGCAGCTGATGCAAACGATTATGAATTATTCGTTAAAGGATTACCCAGAGGATTTAAGGGTGCCAAAGATTTATTTAATGCTGTGCGTAAAGGAATGGGTCTTAAAGAGTCTCATGACTTCCGCAAGCATATTAAGTTAGAATCAGTCTCTGAAGATCGTGAAGCATATGTTGCTGGCGAACTACTTAAAGAGGGTGACGTAGTAGAATATAGAGAACAGATCGGTCAGGTGATAATGCTTGGCGCAAACTATGTTATGGTTGAATCTTGCGACGGTGAACGTACTCGTGAGTGGATATCAGACGTAAAGTTGATGGAACGTAAGGACAAAGAAACTGGACAGCCACAGAAGTATATGTCTGGCGTTAAAAAGAAAGATAAGAAATCACGTGACTCTCACTTCGAACGTGGTGCTAAGTTAGACGATGATGATCCTAAAGCATATAAACCTGCTCCAGGAGATAAAGACGCTAAGACTACGCCAAGCCAATACACTAATAAGTACAAGAAGATGTTTGGCGAAGATGTATCACAAAAGCAACTAAATGACCTAGAAAAGTTTGGGGATAGGTTGCTAAAGAAACTAAATATCGATATCGAGTTTACAAGACACTTTGCGGATCGTATGAATGATGACCGCAATAAGCCAGCTATCTCTGTAGCAGAGATACAAAAGCTATTTAAGAAAATTAAGAAGAATAAAGGTAAGCAGATCAAACAACATGGCGATACAGAAGCTGTGTTAAAAGACTTACAATCAGATCTTAATTTGCCAGTTGTAGTTAATTACGACAAAAAGAAAGACGAGTTTGAAGTTGTAAATAAAACTATTATGCGCAAGAAGAACTTTAAGACTTCTAGCCCAGTTTTATCTTATGAGAACTATGAGTCGTCGTTTGAAGGTGTGTTAGTTGAAGATACTAAGAAAGCACTGAAGAACAAGTCCGAAAAGACTGGCGTAGCGTATGGGATATTAAAGAAAGTGTATGACCGTGGTGTAGCTGCATGGCGTACTGGTCATAGACCTGGAACTACTCCTCAGCAATGGGGTCTAGCACGTGTTAACTCTTTTGTTACTGGCGGTAAAACCCAGAAAACTACTGATGCTGATCTATGGAGAAAGCATAAAGGTATCAAGGAAGAACTTGAAGTTTCAGATGGGTTAGGTGCATGGATTGATGACTTTATGAAATCAAATGCTCCTCAGTTTGTAGGTAAGTCCGACAAGAAGAAAAAGAAAATGGCGATTGCTGCATTCGTCGATGCTGGCGGTAAAATGTAATGATGTCATTCAAACAATTTGACGAAGCAACTATCAAGTGGGTAAAGAAACCTGATGGTCGTCAAGGGAATAAGAAAGTTTACAGTCATGTTTCTTCTGATGGAAACTGGGAAATAAAACTTTCGGGTATGGACTCGTTAAGAAAGAATAAAGACGGAAGTCAAAAGGTAATACCCACATTGTTTGATAAGACAAAGAATAAAGTAAAGCACCCTGTGACAGGTTATAAGAATGTCGGGGATGCTAAGAAAGATGCTCAAAGATGGGCTGATAGACATTTTTAGGTTTGGGGAAACTAAATGCAAGTTTTAAATAAAGAAGCAGCAAACGATTCTTATATCCAAGAAAGAAAACAGGATGTGAAGGATATGACTATGTCTGCTATTATAAAACTTATTAAATCCAAGACAGTTGGTAAGCGTAGATATGAATATGCTGCTGACCTGACTAATCAGATTATCGCTCGTAAAAAGAAAGAAGGTGGCGGTAAACTAAAACACAGCGTTACATGGTATGCAAACAAAGTTGCTGGGCAAGTTCCAGGAGTTGACACTAAGACTTTGATGCGTATGATTGACGACGAATAAGGTACATGTAATGGTAAACAATTTCTCACAATGGATCGACGCTAAATGCGAAGAATGCGACCTATACGAAGATATAGAAATAACCGAATCCGAGTATCAGGGGCGCAAGGTTAAGCTGAATAATCCATTTAGAACACCAAATGAATCCAAGAAATTTGCCGTTTATGTAAAGAATGAGAAAGGTACTGTAGTAATAGTTCGATTTGGCGACCCCGATATGGAAATTAAAAGGGACGATCCTAAACGTCGTGCATCATTTCGTGCAAGACATAACTGCGCAGATCCAGGTCCAAAATGGAAAGCAAGATACTGGTCTTGTTTCCAATGGAGAGCCAACGCAAAGGTAGATGACTAAATGCCCACTTCAGAAGATAATTTAGAAAAAAGATTTGATAGAATAGAAGAAAAGATAGATAAACTATCTGAAGCTATGGTATCGTTGGCTCGAACAGAGGAAAAGATCCTTTCTATGGAAGACAGTAATAGGAATTACTATAACCGTATGAACAGATTCTCAGAGAAACTCGATAGAATAGAAAAGAAAGTAGATGACAATGAAAGAACAGTCAATGTCATCGCTAGGGTCTTTTGGATCCTATTAACAACAACATCCGCAGCATTAGTTGCTGGATACTTTAATCTTATAGGACTATAAAAATGACCACTGACCTAGATATAACCAAAGCAATCGCTTCTGCTTACAAGACTATGTATGAGCCTAAAGAAGAAGTTGTTGTAGAAGAAACCCCCTCCCCAGAACCTGCTGCTGAACAAGAAGAAGTTGTTCAAGAAGCAAAGGCAAAACTTGACCCAGTCGGCAAAGAAGATGATGATGTCGATAACGACGGTGATACTGATGCTGCAGACAAATATCTTAAGAAACGTCGCCAAGCTATTAGCAAGGCAGTAAAGAAAGAAAAGACAGAAAAGACTCAGAAAGAAGATATTGATCTGACGGACGCAGTAAACCGAGTCATCACTGGTCAAGATGAAACTCTAGAAGTTGAAGCTGCATCTCAGAACGAAGTTATCGAGCAAGGTAAAGATTCTGTTTGTGAAGAGAAATACCTTGATCAAAAAGGTAAAGGCGAATCTGATGATGGCTATCATGATGCTGGTATGTTCTCTAAAGCAAAAGCGAGCCAGCTTGCAAAAAAGCATAAAGGCAGTAAGGTTGTCAAAGATGCTAGTGGTAAATATGTTGTAAGGTTGAAAGAAGATTTAAATGAAGATTACTACGCTGTTCAATATTATAACAAAAAGGGTAAGCCAGAAGAATCCCCCGCTACATTCAAAGACGAGCGATCTGCCAAAAAATATCATGCAAAAGCGATGAAAGCTGTTAAAGATGGATCTTACAAAATGTTTAAAGTTAAGGGTAGAATGGAATCGACCAAGAACGAGGGTAATGCATTCACCAAAGCACTTGCTGCTGCTAAATTGAATGGCGATGACGAGTTTATCGTTTCAGGCAAGAAGTATCGAGTTGAAGACTATGAAGGTATCAATGAAGCTGCAATCAAGAAAGTTCGTGGTAAAGACGGCAAGTTTTATGATCTTGAGTTAGGATTAAAAGGTCGTAAAGTAAACGTAAGAACTAAGAATCAGTTTGGCGATATCGAGACTATTTCTATAAAGCAAGCTGCAAAGTTGTTTGAGTTAGCAGTAATCGACGCACTAGCTGAGAGCGATTTCGAGCCTCATATGATGTACGATCCTAAGACTGGTAAAGGCTACAAAGCAGAAAAGCCAGAAGATCATGAGCGTATGAAGAAACTTGGTTATACCCATGAGAAGCCAGAAAAGGTTGACGAGGTAGAACAACCACGTGCTAAAGGCGAAAAGGATTTTAAAGACGCACATAAGGTTAAGAGAACAGCCGAAGGGGAGTAATTTAACCCCGATAAATACTCTTTGTAGTTGTTGATTTTTTAGCATAATAAGAGTATAATTAATGAAAATATTTGAAGATATAACTGAAGAGAACTTTGATCTATTTGCGGCACATTATTACGATAACCCGCAGTGCGAAAACGCAGCCGAGTTCTATGATGATCTGAAAAGGTTTAAGTATCTAAAGAGATTATTTAACAGATACTTAAACTATGGCGATCTACAAGAAAGGTTGATATTGAATCATCTTATTGTCTTGTATAACGTATTTGGTATTACGCCAGCGAATCAGATGATGTTTCATAAGATGGAAGTAGAATATTGGAGCACACTCAAGACTTTCTTGGTGTACCTAAACTACATCCCTCTTGAGGACAAAGTCGATATTCCGCTAGACCAGGAAATAGTAGAGAAACTGAGAAAACTATGAGTGTATCAAGAGCAGCAGATTTATTCTATACGTTTAAATTTATCCGCACATTAACTAAAAAGTGGGTAGATATGGAAGCGCATGCGCTAGGCATTATCGACGAAAACGGTAAGGTCTTGCGCAAAGCAACAACGTTAAAGACTCCAGAGGAGAAGGCTGCATATACTACATTTCATCGTTTGGTGTTTAACCTTAAACGCATACTAGAAAAATTACCTTTTGGTAAAACAGCATTTGCTTCATATGCTGCAGCATTATTCTTGATTAAAGAAGAAACTGAAATGGATGAGGCACAACTACAAGATATGATGGATTCTTTATTTGACCAATTAGAGGTAGATAAACCTGACCTACAGGAAAGTGTATCTGCTGATATAACTCCTGGGGTACATCGCTTGAAAGATGCAGTGCTAATCCCTGCTACCTTTGAAGATGCTCCTGCAGGTGCTAAAGTTACCATAGCTGCGAATGCTGAACCAGTTGGTTCTGTTATGAACGTTCCAATTTACGAAGCAACTCTTGGTAAAAGTACAACAACAATATATGTGACAAAGGAGAACTTAAAGTAATGAAAGAAACTACTGTATCTGGAGACGTAGCAGTAAAAGATGCTCCTTTATTCACTAAGAAAAAACAGAAGTATAAAATGTTTGAAGTTCCTGCCGAGGTCTTCCGTAAGTTTGACACAGGCAGAAACAAATTCGAGCGTTGGTCTAAGTATCTAGACTTGGCTGACGAAAATCAAAAAACTATATATGACTATGCAACTCGTAACACTCAATCAGTAGTGGTACTTCGTGATTCAACTACTGGTGCAATGCGTGCTATTCGTCGCAGGTCTGCTAACGGATTATAATATGTTTGGTGCAAGTGGTACAATAAAAGCTGTAACATCGCTTGTTATTGTTTTGGTTATAGGGTTTGGACTTTGGTATGTAACTAATCTAAAAGCTAACTTGGCTATCTCTCAGGCAAATGAGCAGAAGTTGAAGGATGCTGCCGAAGTACAATCTCAATATATCGAAACTCTAAAACAAGACTTTGAACAAATACAGTCTATCAATCAAGATATCGTAGAGAATAACGCAAAACTCGATAAGCAAATGAAAGAATTGAAGACTAAGTTTAATCAATCTAAGAATGGCAACCCAAGAGACTTTGGTGTTTTGGCTATTGCTAAACCTAGACCGATAGAACGAATTATTAATAGAGCAAGCAACAATGTGAACCGTTGTTTTGAAATAGTAAGCGGATCTCCTTTAACAGAAAAAGAGATTAACGCTAAATTGAAAAGTGAGTCAAATAATGAATGTCCGTCAATCGCTAATCCTAATTATACCCCTGTTACTCCTTAATGGGTGTTCCATCCTTAATCTGGGTGGTAAGAAAGTAGATCCTCTTGAAGTTGTTACACGAGCGGAAGATAAACCGCCACTCAACTTACAATTCCCTTCCACGCTTGAGCCAATGCCAGTCAAGTTTTATGTCGTAACCCAAGACAATGTAGATTCTGTCTGGGAAAAATTATCTAAAGATAAAGTCGACCTCGTTTTATTTGGGGTCTCAGATGATGGGTACGAAAAGCTGGCAGTCAACCTTTTAGAACTCCGAAACTATATAGATAAACAGCGCACGATAATAATCAAGTACAAAGAATATTACGAACCACAAGAAGAAAAATAGTCAATATTTCCCTTTACTTGATTGCCTTTTTATAGTATAATATGCCTATATTACACCAGCGGAGTATTAAATGAAATCCATCAACGTTATTAAAAGAGACGGTCGTAAAGAGTTATTCGACTTAGATAAAGTCCACAAAGTTCTAGATTGGGCGACCCATGATATAACTGGCGTCTCTATTTCCGAAATAGAATTAAAATCCAATATACAATTATATGATGGTATCGAAGCAGATAAGATCCACGAGTTATTGATCAAGTCAGCGTCAGACCTTATATCAGAACATACTCCAAACTATCAATTTGTTGCCGCAAGACTCGTAAACTACAAACTCCGCAAAGAAGTTTACGGACAATATGAGCCACTATCCCTTGCTGAAGTAATTATCAACAACGTATCCGAGAATGTTTATGATGGCGGTATCATGGAGAAGTATGACCGTGATGAGATCGATCAACTAGATGGTTACGTTAAACACGATCGTGATGATAAGTTTACCTATGTTGCTATGGAGCAGTTCCGTGGAAAGTATCTAGTACAAGATAGATCTACTGGTAAGATATATGAAACTCCGCAGATTGCATACATGATGATTGGTGCGACTCTATTTTCTGAATACCCACAAGAGACTCGTATCCGCTATGTAAAAGAGTTCTATGATGCGGTATCTAATTTCTATATTTCCCTACCCACTCCTATCATGGCTGGTGTTCGTACTCCTACTCGTCAGTTCTCTAGTTGTGTATTAATCGAAAGTGGCGATACTCTAGACTCTATCAATTCTACTTCTTCTGCTGTTGTACGTTATATCTCTAAGAAAGCAGGTATCGGTATTAGTGCTGGTGCCATTAGAGCAGAGGGATCTAAGGTCGGAGACGGATCTGTTGTTCATACTGGTGTAATCCCTTTCCTCAAATACTTCCAAGCTGCAGTTAAGTCTTGTTCTCAGGGTGGTGTCCGTGGGGGTGCGGCAACTGTCTATCTACCTGCTTGGCACTTAGAGTTCGAGAACCTAGTTGTACTCAAGAACAATAAAGGTACTGAAGAGAATCGTGTACGTCATATGGATTATGCATTCCAGTTTAATAAACTAATGTATGAGCGTTTATTGACTGGCGGTAATATTACTCTGTTCAGCCCAAATGAAGTTCCTGGATTGCTAGAAGCATTCTATGCCGATCAAGACGAGTTCCGTAAGTTATACGAGAAGTATGAGCGATCTACTTCTATTCGAAAGAAAACCATCAAAGCGATAGACCTATTCACGCAATATCTACAAGAGCGTAAAGACACTGGTCGTATCTACCTGATGAACGTAGACCACGCTAACGATCATGGTGCGTTTGATCCAAAACTTGCCCCTATCAAACAGTCTAACCTCTGCTGCGAAATCAATCTACCTACTCAGCCATTACAAGACATAAATGGCGAAGAAGGAGAGATTAGTCTTTGTACTCTATCCGCAATCAACTGGGGTCTTATCGATAAGCCATCAGACTTCGAGAAGTATTGTTCCCTTGCAGTGCGAGCATTGGATGCCCTGCTAGACTATCAGGCATATCCTGTAAGAGCAGCAGAGAAGTCGACTATGAACCGTAGACCTCTGGGCGTTGGCATCATCAACCTTGCGTACTTCCTAGCCAAACGTGGTCTAAAGTATAACGATGATGCTCTGGCAACGATTGATGAATATACCGAAGCATGGTCTTATCACCTTATTAAAGCATCTGCCGACCTAGCAGTCGAAAAAGGTTCTATTGAAAATGTTTGCGATACTAAATATGCTTGGGGAATAACTCCAAATCAAACGTACAAGAAAGATGTAGATGACCTTGTACCTCACGCTGAGAGAATGGATTGGGAAGGATTACGTGAGCAGTTGAAAGAAACTGGTATCCGTAACTCAACTCTTATGGCTCTCATGCCTGCAGAAACTTCTGCGCAAATAAGTAACTCCACGAATGGTATTGAACCACCTCGTGCTTTGGTATCATACAAACAATCAAAAGATGGTGTAATGGCGCAGGTAGTTCCTGGGTTTCATCACCTTAAAAATAAATACGACTTACTCTGGGATCAACAAACACCAGAGGGTTATCTAAAAGTCTGCGCAGTACTACAAAAGTATATCGATCAGGGTATATCAGTCAATACCAGTTATAACCCTGAGCACTTTGAAGATGGTAAAGTGCCTATGTCGCAGATGATAAAGGACATCGTAAGTTTTTACAAATACGGTGGTAAACAATTGTATTACAGCAACACTTTCGACGGTGCTGGCGAACTGAAAGAAGAAGCATTAACCGATCTCCCTCAAGGAGAATACGATGACGAAGATTGCGAAAGCTGTAAAATATAAAGGGAAAGATTAATGAGCGTGTTTCAAAAGAAAACAAAATCGCATATAGAGAGCAAGATGTTCTTTGACGAGAGCGTAGATATTGCTCGTTATGACACATTGAAGTATGCGCAACTAGATAAACTCACAGATAAGATGCTAGGGTTTTTCTGGCGACCAGAAGAAGTGGACGTATCAAAAGACAAGATAGACTTTTCAAAACTAACCGACCACGAAAAGCATATCTTTACTTCTAACCTTAAAAGACAAATCTTACTAGATTCTGTACAGGGTCGAGGTCCAGCAGAGACGTTAATGCCTGTTGCTTCTATCCCTGAGATTGAACCGCTAGTAATGACTTGGACGTTTATGGAAACTATCCATTCACGATCTTATACTCATATCATTCGTAACATCTATTCAGATCCTTCTAAGGTATTTGACGAGATGCTAGATATTAATGAGATTGCTGATTGTGCCGAAGGAATCTCCAAATACTATGACGACTTTATTGAGTATTCTCGATGGTATCAATTACTAGGAGAAGGGAAACACACAGTCAATCGTAAGAAAGTCAACATCAATATGTACGACCTCAAGAAGAAACTATGGATGGTACTAAACTCGATTAATGTACTTGAGGGTGTTCGCTTCTACGTTTCTTTTGCTTGTTCATGGGCATTTGCCGAATTAAAGAAGATGGAAGGCAATGCAAAGATTATTAAGTTTATTGCACGTGATGAGAATACGCACCTTGCTGCATCTCAATCGCTACTCAGGCTACTACCTAAAGACGACGCAGACTTTGTTAAGATTAAAAAAGAATGCGAAGAAGACGTAGTTGCTATGTTTGAAGAAGCAGTGAATCAAGAAAAGCAATGGGCAGAATACCTATTCAAAGATGGTTCTATGATAGGATTAAACTCTAACCTGTTAAATGATTATGTTGAATGGATTGCGGCAAAGAGAATGAAGTCTCTTGGCATTCACTCAAACTATCACGTTCCTCAAGCAAACCCACTTCCATGGACAGAAAAATGGATTGGGGGTGGTAACGTACAAGTTGCCCCGCAAGAAACTGAAATCAGCTCATATGTTGTTGGGGGTATTAAGCAAGACCTATCTAACGACACACTACAAGGATTATCCCTATAATGTTTACGATATATTCAAAAGATAACTGCGGAAACTGCGTCAGTGCTAAAAACCTTTTACAAACAAAGAACCTTGCATTTGAAGAGGTAAAACTGAACCGAGATATTTCTCTTGAAGATTTTAGGGGTAAGTATCCTGACGTTAGATCTATGCCATTCATATTAGAAGATAAAGAAGTTGTTGGTGGATTAGAGCAGTTAAACCAACATGTAACAATGAAGGGAATGACCTTATGATCACTTGTGCCTGCTGTGATGCTGAGTATGAGGTAGAGCATAATGTGTTATTTGACGGATCCGAACTAGAGCCAAGATATTGCCCTTTCTGCGGTACGGATCATAAGAGGTTTGCCGAGTTAGACTTTGACACTCCAGAATATGACGATTCTTGGTAGGAATAAATACTCTAAAGAAACTAATTAGAGTATTGTTATGTGGTTATATGATGGTAAACCTTACGAGCCAGAAGAACTCGACCCTAAAGTAATATATGGGTTTGTCTACGAGATATTAGATCTTGATAACGGTAAGAAGTATATTGGTAAGAAGTTCTTCTGGAGAGCAAAAACTCTCCCTATTACTAAGACTCGTAAGAGGAAAAAGCGATTAAAAGTTGAATCAGATTGGAAAACCTATTATGGTTCTAGCGAGGTATTGAAGGAACAAGTATCTACTCGTGGTACTGATAGATTCGAAAGAACCATACTAGTATTATGTAAAACCAAAGCCGAATGCACTTACTACGAAGCGAAGTATCAATTCGAGCGTGATGTCTTACTCAGAGACGATTATTATAATGACTGGATATCCGCTAAAGTGCGCAGAGCACATTTAAGAGGACTACAATATGAAAGCACCAAGCAACAGCTATCTGAAATACGTAAAGAATAAGTATGAAGATCAAAAGTCAATAGTGGAACAATTAGAAGCCGATCGTGCTTCTGACCAAATAGTATCCCAAGCCAAGAAAGAGAAGTTAAGTCTTCGGGATCACCTTGAATATCTAGAGAAATATTTTTCAAAATAACCCTTTACTTTTATAATAAAGTGTAGTATAATAGGT